GGGCTTGGTATAACCTAGCCTTTTTAAATGATGAAAAAACAAAATTCCAAGGCACTGAAAAAATTAGAGCTTTTTTGTTAGAAAACCCTAAAGTATATGATCAATTATATATTGAAGTTAAAAAAATGATGGGATTAAAATAAATGCAAGTTAGGGATTTGGATGGTAATCTTACCACTTGGCACTTGACAGGAAACATTGTAAAGGGTAGAATCGATGGAAAGTCCTCGTTGCATCTAAGATGTAGGCTAATTTTAAAAGATCTATATCCTACGATGCAAATTTTAGAAGAAGTATCTATACAGACCAGAAAATCTGAGACTTTGTATTTGGATTTCTATCTTCCATTAATTCGAGCCTGTATAGAAACGCATGGAGAGCAACACTATAATTTTACTCCGCACTATCATAATAATAGATTAGCGTTTTTGAAATCTCAAAAAAGAGACAAGGATAAGCAAGCTTGGTGTGAGATTAATGGTATCAAATATATAGCATTACCATATAATGAAACAGACGAAGATTGGAAACAAAGGATAAATAAATGACACAATCAACTAAAGATCAAGTAAACGAATGGGATAAGGTTTTAGACGAATATGAAAAGTCCTTATCTCTATCTAATTATAGTACATCTCATAGTTTTACAGAAGATGAATTAAACGGATACTTTTCTATGACTAGGGATGTTATAGAAAAACAAACCCCCGAAAGTTGTGCGGAAATAGCAGCGAGACTGGTTCAATATTCTTTTTTTATACAAAGAACTTTAAATAGGGAGATTGCCCGATATAATTGGGCTGATGAAACTATTAAAGAGGTGATAGCTGATGAGATAAATAATTATAAGGGGTATGGATATATAGAAAAATCTTTACAGGCCATAAAACATAATGAAAAGGCTACCTCTCTAAATAAGATTAGAAAATACGCTAAACAACGTATGGATAGACTATCATATTTGGCTAATAATATCAAAAATTTATCCGATGTATTTCTAGCAGTTCAAAAGGTTAAGGTGAAACATGGATCTTAATGATTTAGTAAAAAATCCAGAGCAGATAAAAAGTCTCATAACTCTTCTGCAAACACTGGTTGATAGTCAGCAGCAACCAACGAATCAAACACCGGAGCCTGTAGCTAGAAAGACAAGAAACAAAAGAACCAGTTCAACAACTAGAACTAAAATAAACAAACAGTCTAATCATAGAGAAAATAAATTTTTGGATATGCCAGAAATAAATCTTCATAAAGAAGATATCGAGATAGATAGAAAGCTTCAAAAACTACCACCAACTCCTAGAAGCAGAAAGTTTAGACCAATAAAAGCCACATGCAGGGTTTGTGGTAGAACAGAAAATGTTAGTCCAGGTTATATGACAACAGAAATGGACAGATATAAGTGTAACAAGTGTTCAGGAGCGGCAGGCTAATGATTGTATTGAGCGATCCGTCAGCAGAAAGAGGTTTACTATCTGCTATTTATCATTTTGGCAATAAGGCTTATTCGGAAGTTTCCGATCTAGTCGATGGTAATAGTTTTACCATAGATAGCAATACGCATATTTATGCGTGTTTCAAGTATCTCTTAGAAAAAGAGCAAAACCCAACGGCCGTAATGGATATCGCTTCCGTATATTCGGCAGCGAAAGAACTCGGAATAGGCCACATTCTGAACAAGAAGGAAGAAACACAACATTTAAAAGCTATTATAGATTTTCCTGCTAACATAGAAAATGTCAAGAAGTTCGCTGCTAAAATTAAAAAGCTTCATATAGCTAGAAAACTACATGAAAAACTAGAAGATGTACAAGATAAAATTTTAGATGTTAAGGGTTCCGAATCCATAACACAAATTCTGAGTTTGGCCGAAGACGCTGTTTTTAATTTTTCTTCCACTCTTGAGGACTCAGACAATAATCCTGTGCATATGTTCGGAGACCTAGAAAACTATGTTAAAGAATTAGAAGATAGTCCTATAGATCAAATCGGTATATCCACAGGGTTTCCTGTATACGATCACGCTATAGGTGGAGGCTTAAGAAAAAGTACGATCAATGTTATAGCAGCAAGACCAAAAACTGGTAAAACTCTATTATCGGACAACATGGGTATCCATATAGCTCATAAGCTTAAAATACCTGTTTTGAATATGGATACAGAAATGACTAGAAACGACCATATTAACAGACTAATTGCGATGTTAACAGAAATAGAGATCAATAAAATTGAAACGGGTAAGTTTACCGAATCAGCAGCACTAAAAGCCAAGGTTGATCAGTGTGTGGGTGAGCTTAAGGAAACACCGCTATACTATAAATCTATAGCGGGAAAATCTTTCGAAGAACAATTAGCTCTAATGAGAAGATGGCTAATAAAAGAAGTCGGTATGAATTCCGATGGAACAGCAAAAAAGTGTGTAATTTTCTACGATTATTTAAAACTCATGGACACGCAAGGAATGACACAAGATCTAAAAGAATATCAAGTTTTAGGTTTTATGATGACGGCGCTACACAATTTTGCTTGTCAATATCAGGTACCAATAGTAGCATTTATACAGTTAAATAGAGATGGTATAACAAAAGAGACTACGGATACTGCTAGCGGTTCTGATAGAATTATTTGGTTATGTAGTAATTTTACTATCTTCAAAAGAAAATCAGATGAAGAGATAGCAGAAGATGGTGGAGCTAGTGGTAATAGAAAACTGATACCGATCATTAGTCGCCACGGAGGAGGTCTTGATGACAATGACTATATCAATTGTCATATGAAAGGTTGGTGTGCTAAAATAACCGAAGGTAAAACAAAAATTGAAACCATGAATAGTGGAAACAGCGGCTCTGGGAAATTTATTGGTGGATTTGATGATACAACAACAAATGAAGAAGAAATCAGCTTTACTTGATCAAAACAAACTAAAGATTGTTTGCGATCAGCTTTGTGATAGAATAGAAGAACTTTTGGATCATTTTGATCTAGAGTATAGACATAATACAAAATTTGTATCTATGCCATGTCCTATTCATGAAGGAGATAATGATTCAGCCTTAAATATATATCATACTGGGGATACGTATAGAGGTAATTGGAAATGTAGAACACATCAGTGTGATAAAATCTTTAAAGGATCAATTATTGGATTTCTTAGAGGCTTATTGTCTAGAAGGGAATTAGGATGGACCAAAGAAGGAGACGATATGTACTCCTTTCAAGATACTATTTCTTTTGCTCTTAAATTTCTGAACCTAGATTTAAAAAATGTCAAAATTTCTAAAAACCAAAAAGAAAAAGATCAGTTTATAGCAAATGCAAAGATACTTTCTCATAATCTAAAACCGGCACACCAAAATATAACCAGATCTAGCATAAAGAGATCTTTATCGATCCCTAGCCCTTACTTTATAAGTAGAGGGTTCTCTTCCGAAATATTAAAAAAGTACGACGTAGGAGAGTGTCAGACGCCGGGAAAGACCATGTTCAACCGTGCGGTTGTACCAATTTACAACTTAGACTATGAGTATATGGTAGGATGCTCAGGCAGATCAATTGATGACAATATAAAACCCAAATGGAAACATAGTGGAGATTTTAAAGCAGAGGAAAATTTATACAACTTCTGGTTTGCAAAAGACTTTATCAAAAGAGATAATGAGGTTATACTTGTTGAGAGCCCAGGCAATGTCTGGAGACTAGAAGAAAATGGTATACATAACTCTGTAGCTACGTTTGGCGCTCATCTAACAGATAAGCAAAAAATGTTACTAGACACATCTGGCGCTATGACCATTATTGTAATAATGGATTCTGACGAAGCAGGAGAAGAAGCAAGAAAACAGATAGAAAAAAAGTGCTCTAAAACATACAATATTAAGCACATTAGAGTATCCAAGAATGATATAGCAGACATGTCGAAAGATGAAATAAATAAAGAAATTAAGGAATTGTTATGAAAACTAAAATATTGGCTTTCTCTGGCAGAAAACAATCTGGAAAAAGCACGGGTGCTGAATATGTTGAATCTATTATTACTAATCATTCATTAAATATCAATGATCAAATATATAGTTTTGCCGATCCTCTCAAACAGGACATATGTATGAATATTTTAGGTTTAACATATGAGCAATGTTATGGGTCAGATGAAGAAAAAAATACACTTACCGATTTAGAATGGGATGGTAAGAGATTAACTGCCAGAGAAGCCATGGAGATTATAGGCACAGACATTTTTCGTAGATTAAAAAATAATGTCTGGGTCGATGCTACTATAAATAAAATACAAAGAGATAATTTAGACTTAGCTATTATTCCAGATTGTAGATTTCCAAACGAAGTAGATACAATTCTAAAATATGGAGGGTATGTGATTCGATTAGATCTTGATCCATTTAATGCAAAATCAAATAGCGAATCAGCTCTAGATAAAAATAATTACTTTTGGTCAAATTTTAGTTGCATCATTCATAATAGCGGAATGACTATTAATCAAAAAAATGAAGCTATTTTACGTTTTCTTTCTGATAAAGGAATACTGAATATAAGTTAATGTGTTTATATTAGACAAAACAAAAAATGTGCTTTATCTGGTTTAGACATTTCCTTCCCTCCTGCATGGGGAGCTAAATCAAAAACACAAATCACAGCTTCTTTGGATAGGATCGATTCAGCTAAAGGGTATGTGAAAGGTAATCCTCAATGGGTACACAAAACAATTAATAGCATGAAAATGGATATGACAGACCAAGAATTTATAAAACTTTGTAAAATGGTAGCTAAAAACTCATGATAATAACATATTTTCGTAGTTCATCGTACAATACTCATAGTCTTTGCCAACAGCAATATTTTCTTGAATATGTGCTAGGTTGGAGAGGTCCGTCAGGACAAAAAGCAGATAAAGGAACTATAACACATAAAGTTTTAGAAATATTAGCCGTTATCAAAAAAGCTCAACAAGATAAAAAAAGATATATACTGGATGATGTAGTTGGTCAGATAGATACTGAAAACTATAGTCTAGATACTATTAATAAAATGGTTTACGAGTATTATGTCAAAGCTAGCCCTCATCATAAATGGACAGAAAAAGATGCCAAAGACTGTAAAGCATGGGTTGATAAGGCTATTACTCTTAATAATGGTATGTTTGATCCTAGAAATAGAGATATTCTAGAACCAGAACAACACTTCGATTTCGAAATAAAAAAACCGTGGGCAAAATATTCTTATGATACATCAGAAGGAAAACTAGAAGGATATTTAGCTCTAAAAGGAACCATAGACCTAGTAACCAAAGTTGGGGACGATACCATAGAGGTAATAGACTGGAAAACCGGTAAAAGATTAGACTGGGCTACTGGTCAAGAAAAAACCCAAGAAAAACTTGAAAACGACCCACAGCTTATGATATACTACTATGCTATCAGGCACCTGTATCCAGAAATTAAACACATAATATTCTCTATATATTTTATTAATGATGGTGGTCCTTACTCGATATGTTTCGATCAATTTGACATGCATAAGACTGAAGATATGCTTCGTAGAAAATTCGACATTATAAAAAATACAAAAAGACCTTTATTAAATAAAAGCTGGATGTGTAGCAAGTTATGTCATTTTGGTAAAACAACATTTGAAAACACTCATATAGAACCGTTACAAGAATATCGCTCTGGTCAAACTTGTACATTGGGTTCCACTATGACAAAGTGCGAACAGGTTAAACACGACATCGATTTGCATGGAATGCCTGATGTGGTAAACAATTACAAAAATAAACAACATTCATTTGGTTTCTATAAATCCCCAGGCGAGGCTTGAATATGTCTTCTAAAATTTATGTACCTCTACACGCTCACTCACATTATAGTTTATTAGACGGCATCAGTAAACCTAATCAAATAGCGGAAAGGTGCAAATCTAATGGAATAACATCCTGTGCATTAACTGATCATGGTTCTATATCAGGAGCTGTTTCTTTTTACAAAGAAATGAGATCAGCCGGGATTAAACCAATTTTGGGATGTGAAATGTATATATCCAAGCAAACATCTAAGAATAAAACTAAAAATAATGCTGATTTATCTCATATGCTGGTATTAGCGAAAAATTTAACAGGTTGGCACAATCTGATTAAACTAGTGTCTACTTCTAACTTTGAAGACAACTACTATTACAAGCCCAGACTTTCATTAGATGAGTTTTCAAATCTGTCATTAGACGGGCTACTATGTATAACGGGTCATGCTGGATCAAATTTAGCCGATGCTATTATGGATAATCCAGAAACAGGGTCACTAGATCCTGACTATATCAATAAAACAAACAGAATTATTAGTCAATTAAAAAATTTATTTGGTGCCAATAATATCTTTCTAGAGGCACAGTTAATGGATAAAGAATATTATACCAATCAAATAAAATTAACAGAAATAATAAGAGATTTGGGTAAGAAACATAACCTTAAGGTTATCGCTACCAACGACGCCCACTATGCTGAAAAAGAAGATGCTATAGATCAAAGAGTATTATTATGCAATACTTTAAAAACTACTATACCGGAAATTAATAAAAAAATCCTGAATAATGAAAGTGTGCCTTTAGGATGCTTTTTTAGATCGGATAATTTTTATATATTGTCTCCCGATGAAATGAACGCATTGCACACCGAGGAAGAAATAGAGAACACTCTATATGTTGATAGTCTATGTGAAAATTATGATATTTTAAAGAAACCACAGCTACCAAAATTTATAGACCAAGAAGATGAAAGATTAAGACAGCTATGTAGACAGGGTTGGTTGGATAGGGGAATGAACAATCTATCTAAAGAACAACAAGATATATATGTAGAAAGAATCAAAGAAGAACTAGGCGTTTTACAGGGAGCGGGTTTGTCTGGCTATTTCTTAATTGTTCAAGATATTGTGAACTATGTTAGATCTCAAAATTTATTACCCGGCCCAGGTAGAGGTAGCGCCGCTGGGTGTTTAGTTTCATACCTGATAGGTATCACATCTGTAGATCCGATTAAATATAATCTACTATTCGAAAGATTTTATAATGCTGGTAGAAATACATCAGATAGAATTTCCATGCCAGATATAGATATTGACGTTCCTATGACTTATAGAGATCAAATTATTCAATATATTAAAGACAAGTATGGTGCTCAAAACGTATCACAAATGATTACTTTTAATACTCTAAAGGGAAGAGGGGCTCTAAAAGAAGTATTGAGAGTATACAACAATATAACATTCGATGAAATGAATCAAATTACTAAAAATATACCAGAAGAATCTAAGATTGCCGATGATCTTCAAGAAATGAAAGAAGACACCGGAGAAGCATCAATTATAAGATGGGCTTTAGAAAACTCCCCAGAAAAATTCAGAGATTGGTGCGAATTACAAGAAGACGGTACATGCACAGGACCATTTGCTAAAAGATTTGAACAAGCTATGAGATTAGAAGGTATCAAATGTACTCAATCCAAACATGCCGCAGGAATAGCTATATCTGCTTCTAGTCTTAGTGAGATATGCCCAATGGTGTATGATACTAAAACAGGTAACACGATAGCCGGTATGGAAATGCAAGATTTAGAGTCTTTAGGTATTGTTAAGTTTGATATTTTAGGCATAGGTATGCTAGATAAAATTATGTATATACAGTCTTTATTAAAGGAGAATAGTCAATGTCAAACAGCGTAACATTTGGTTCATTAGCCGTTAATTCCGCTTTTGTATATAACGGTGTTAATTGTGTAAAAACAGAAACGGTAAGAGTGTCATGCTGCAAAACTGTTAATGCTGTGAATACTCAGAGTTCAGAAAGAATTTACATACCCGATGACGCATCTGTTCAAGTAAATTAATTATAGTTAATAGGAATTAGTTTTAGGAATGCCTCATACTTTAGAGATATTAGACGGTAAGTTATATGCGTATGGAGATAATTCTTTTGGCCAACTGGGGTTAGGCCACAATAGAAGAGTTATGGAGAAATCCATAGTATTAACAGACACACCCAGCGACAACATATCGTGGATAAATTATGCTGTGGGTCGCTTTCATTCTGTTGGGTTAAAACAGGATAATTCTCTATGGGTTTGGGGAGATAATAGATTTGGTCAATTAGCACAAGATATTAATGTAGAATTTTCTAATAAACCTATAAAAATAAATATCCCTCAATTAGAAAATATAACTAAAAAAATAGAATTAATTACTGGTCATTATTTCACTCTCTTCTATCAATACTTGGAAAAGGGTTATGGTTTTGGAGAATTTGAAAACTTTGATTCTGATTTTGTAGGCCAGTACAGAGAGATAACCCCTCTAATACCATCAAACGGTGTTAACAGCTGGGTTACTATAGATACCGGCCCCAAAACTATAGTTGGTTTAAATGGTCAGGGCGGATATAAATACTCGGACTGGTCTGGAGAACTTTTTTCAAAAACATACGTGAGATATGAATCTCTTAAATTAGGAGATATATTTACATTATACGATCCAGGCAATAGGGATAGGGCTTTGTATAAAAAGGTAAGAACTTTTTCTAAAGGAAGAGGATGTTGTCCTGTTAATGCATTATGTCTACATAGAATGTATAGAGAATTAGTAAGTAATGTTCCTCCAAATATTTTTATATTAGAGAGTCAAATTAGTGTTTTTGATATGTTAGATCCTGAAGCTAGAGAAGAGTTTGGCAAACCACTCTTATCTGTTCGTGAAAAATATGGTACAGATTTTATTTTCAAATCTGCAATTTCTCGTCATGCTAGTTTATCCAAGTATAAAGGCATCGATCCGTGGACAATGAATGCTATGTTTATGATGACTAACTCTATAAACACATTAGATATGATACTATATGATAGTTTATATTTCTCTGATGATTTAAACGAACCATTAAATGAACAAACACTAGTAGAAAAAATATCAGCTAAAGAAATTTTTGAGCCATATAATGAATTTGATTTACCTCCTTATTTATTGCAAAAATCTGGTTACGAGGTAAAGTTATCTAGTTATACTCTAGGAAATGATATGGCTCTTAGTTCTTTAAAAGATACATATTTTAATACAGATCAAGATATGAACAATCGTAAAGTGTATTCTACTCCTTTCGGTGGTACTAGTAGAAATACTCAGTGGTCTTCTACTCAGTATCCGTATCTATATAAAAAAAATCCTATTACAAATAAGCCTATGAGATTTACTTTTAGTACAAGATACGGCTATGGTATACCGGTTTGTAGATCCAAAACAGGCAAGCTAACAGATTTTGATAGTGATAATCCTGCTGAGATTTATTATGACGATAACAAAAAACATCAAGGAATACTAGGAGCCCCATATGACGGAGAACCCAAATATATTAGGGATTTGGAACAAGACGATTCTTTGTATACCAAAGAACTGCTAACACATATTATAGATCTTCCCATAGATGAAACGGGCCAGATAATATCTGCTAAATATATTGTTAATAGTCCGTATCTGGTTAGATACTCAATGGAACTTACTGGTAGTTCTTTTAAACAAGCTTTTATGGATCCTACCAAAAGAATTTCTACTAAATATAATGGCAATATTAATACTGTTATTGAAGACACTGCTGGAGATCCTATGATGTTTTATACTCTAGTACCGGACCCAACATACACAGGTATAGCGGCATCACCTCCAAAAATTCAAGTCTTTTATATTGGTGATGTCACTAGGTCTTTGATAGAAATTTTATTAGACGAAGACACACCAGCAAGAGAGGTTCACGATTATTTTGGAATTAGTAAGGTTACATTGGATCAAATGTGGACGCTGGTAAAAAATGCAACTTATCCTTATAAAACTGACGAAAAAACAGCATTTGCCAGACTCAGCTCCTTGTTCTATAATAAACTAAAGGATCAGCCAGTTATCAATGAGCTGGCGGAGGATGTTGTACAAACAGGTATAGACACTAGTAATAGAGATCAATTTTATAACTACGGCACTTTGCAAAAAACTTGTAATACAGGAAGAGTTATAACTTGTTTCTTTTTTGAAGGAAGTATTAACTTACCTTATCTCGGTGCTTCTTGTTGGACAGATAGGGCTGATAGATCAAAATTAATTATTTTCGGGAATTATATAGAAAATTTTAAACCAGGAAAAACAATATTGAGATACGAAACTTGGTCTGGTGATTCTTCTAAAACGAAAGCCGGAAATGATGTAAAAACTTTTACTCCACTTGGGGGTGTTATTATCGCTAAAGACGCATATCAAGAACATTCCACAACTGTTGACATTATCGAAGCATCCTATGACCCATCCGAATATAGAACAATTGTACAATTGAGGAATCCATTTTTAAATAACTATCTTATGGGTAATCTTTTATTTGGTAAAGACGCTTCCTACCAAGCTATGCCATTCATATATTTTAATTCTATAGCCTCTATTACGGAGAAACTACAGAGCGTACCAGCTCCATTAGTAACATGAAAAATAAAATTTGCGTTTTTGATTTTGAAACAGATGGTTCGGATCCCACTGTTTGTAGTCCTGTACAGATAGCTGCTATTATTATTGATCCCTATACATTAGAGGTGGTAAAGGATTCTGAATTTAACATATCAGTTAAACCCGATCTATTAGAAAAAGACCCTGATCATGATTATAGCTCCAGCGATATATTAGATTTTCATTCTAGGGTCAGAGGATGTTCTTCTGAGGAAATACTTAACTCATGGAAAAATAGTGTATCCCAGCAACAGGCTTGGCAAGCATTCAACAGTTACCTATTGATGTATCACTATAGTAATAGTGGTAAAAAAAGCCAATTTACAGCACCTATAGCAGCCGGGTATAATATACATAGGTTCGATCTTAAAATTGTGGATAGATATAGTAAGCAATTCGGTTATGTCAATAAAGAAAATACGTCTTCTATTTTTTATCCTAGAGACGTTTTGGATATTATGAATTTAGTATTTTATTGGTTTGAAAATATCTCAGAGGTCAAAAGTCTAAGTTTAGATAATATGAGGGATTATTTGGGTATTTCAAAAGATGGGGCTCACGATGCCCTAAAAGATGTTAAAGATTGTGCTGGAATATTATGTCGATTTTTAAAATTACATAGGAATTTATCTCAAAAAGTTAAGTTTAAGGACGCTTTTTTAAATTATGCTGAAGCTAGATAGTATAGATACTAATTGTCCAAAAACCTGGGCTCTTTTATCCGAAGGTAACACAAAAGGATGTTTCCAATTAGAATCTAGGCTTGGTCAATCTATGTCTAAGAAACTTAAACCTTCTAATATAGAAGAGTTGGCGGCTTTGATCTCTATTATGAGGCCGGGATGCTTGGAAGCTGTCAGAGATGGTAAAACAGTGAGTCAGCATTTTATAGATAAGAAAAACGGACAGGAATCTATTGATTATTTTCATACATCTCTAGAATCTATATTAGAGAGTACATATGGAGAAATGGTTTATCAAGAGCAGGCAATGCAAATAGCACAAAAAATAGCAGGCTTTAACCTACAAGAAGCCGACGAACTAAGAAAAAGTATCGGAAAGAAAAACACCCAGCTTATGGCAAAAGTTAAAGGTAAGTTTTTATTAGGAGCCAAAAAACTAGGTATGGTTAAAGAATCAGAAGCCGAACAAATTTTTAGCTGGATTGAAAAATCACAGAGATACTCATTTAATAAATCACATGCTGTAAGTTATGCTATCAATGGTTATTTATCGGCTTATTATAAAGCTCATAATCCATTAGTTTTTTTTACATCTTATCTTAGATTCTCTAAGGATAAAATCAATCCACAAGAAGAAGTAAAAGAACTTGTTAACAATGCTATAGAGATGGGCATAAATGTTTCAGGTCCATCGATTGTTAAACTAAATAAAGAATTTGAATTATTTGAAGACACAATAGTTTTTGGTTTCACAAATATTAAGGGTGTTGGCGAATCGGTATATGACAAGTTAATCCTTTTAATAAATGAAAATAATTTTAATTATAAGAAAGACAATGTTTGGAAATTATTGATATTGATACTTTCCAATATAAATATTAATGCAGCAAAAGCTATCGTGACATCTGGGGCATTAAACATATATAAAAAGTCTAGAAAGGAATTATGTTTTTGCTTAGATGTTCTAAGTAATTTGACTAAGAAAGAGAAAGAGTACATCCATACGCTAGACCTGAATAAATTTAACACTTTTTTAGGTATTATGGAGCATGTCTATCTTAACTATAAACTAACAAAAAATAGAAAAGAAATCTTTCATAACCATATTAATAATTTAAAAAATCCTCCATATTCATTAATGGATAATCTACAATGGATTGCAGAGAACGAAACATATCTATTTGGAGTATCTATAACTTGTAATAAATCTGATGCTTATTATAGCGAAATCAATACAATATCCTGTCAAGAATATAAACATCAGATAGCAAAGAAAAAGCTATCAGTTATAGCAGAAATACAGAGAATTAGTGTTATAAAAACCAAAAAGGGACAGAATCCAGGAATGGATATGGCTTTTTTAGAACTAGGGGATAGTACAGGAACAATAAAGTCGGCAGTATTATTCCCTGAACAATATCAAAAATATAAAAATTTTCTCACAGACGAAGCTGTTTTGGTTTTTTCTGGTACAAAATCCAGTAAGAGCGATAACAGTTTTATCATAGAAAGATGCGTGATGCCGAGTTCTTGACATTCTCGGCCCGTCGCATACTATAAGACAGCGGTTTGGTTTTGGTTTACTACTTCAAGGAGATTTTAAATGAATATTGTGATTTTACGCGGCAATCTAGCTAGGGATCCAGAGTTAAGAACTATCAATGGCGGAACAGACAGGGAGACATCGGTAGTTAATTTTACCGTGGCTGTATCTCGTGACTTTGTAAAGTCTGATGGAACGAAGGATAAGATTACGTCTTTCATCAACTGCGAAGCATGGGATAGTGGAGCCCAGCTTATCGCTTCTTCTTTCAAGAAGGGCGATTTGGTATTTGTCGAGGGTTCTATTAGAAATGACTCGTGGGAAAAGGACGGGGTTAAGCATAGCACTCTTAAGGTTAGAGTTAATAATTTTTCTAAGATTGCTAAGGTTAACAAGACCACT